TGAGAGCGGTTTGAATGGGCTTTGTATACACTGAATCCAAGTTGAGGAAATTTCGGTTAGCAAGTCGGTAGACCATTCCAAACCATCCCCATTTTTTGGTAAGGCGTATTTCATCGCCACTTCCCCCCTCCTCACCATCCGCAAATACTTCTGGAAAGAATTCAATAAGTCGATTCCTAAACTCCAAAAAAAAAGCATCGCACCAAATGCAGTGTTCGCATCTATCTCCTTAAATGCCGTGTTTAGGTCGGCATTGTAGGCCATGATTTCATATCTTCCATTCTGCCCTTTTTTGGTGATGGGGCGATACAAAACCGACAACACTTTCCAAAGGTCGTTTGGTTCTTTGCAGTAATTTTCGATGTCAATGAATTCACCCGTTGTGAGTTCGTCAAAGTTTGGAATGAATCCGTATTCAATGCCTTTGTACTCGAACCTGGGCGTGAATGTTGGTTTAGATTCCAACATGGTTGTGATTTTTTCCACACAATATTTCAGTGTGTCAAACGGCATATTCTTAACCTCCGACATGGTCAAGTCACAAAAGATTGCCACCGCTTCCAACTGCCTTGATACATCATCCATTTCGGGTTTAAGCCCGTTGTATGTTATCATTTGATGCAACTTTACATCGGCCAGTTCGGTAGGTACAATTATCTTTTTGTTTTCAATCATATACTATATAAAACGAAGAAATTCCCGAATGTTTACGGGAATCTTTCGTGAAGGATGGTGTGAACCCTTGCATGGTATCTTTGGACTTCTTTGTCCGTGTGCAAAATATCCCCAAATTCACGCACTGATGAAATGATGGTGGAGTGATCCCGCCCACAAATTAGCCCAATTTCTTCAAAGGTCATTTCTAAACGCTTTCTGCAAATGTGGTTGAACATATGACGGGCATACAACGGCCTTCGTTTTCTTGACCTTGTTATCACCGTGTCGGGTGTAAGGTCGTAAACCTCACAGATTGCCCGTAACACTTCACGCCATGGGGTTGGTTCTGAATTGATGTCCGTTTTGGGTTGGACGATTTCACGCTTCAACGCACGAACCAAATTATCATAATCCGATTTTTGTTCAATCATCTGCAACCGCATCCGTCTGATTTCTTGTTTAAGGTTATGCACCTCTTGGTAATGGCTTGTCATTTGTAGTTTATTTTACATAAAAAGCACCGATAATTCCCCTTAGATTTGTTGAATGTCACCTTTGCCAGTCGGTTACATTTGGGGCATCTTGGATGGTCAATAATTACAATTGAATCATACACCGATTGCCAATAGTCCTGACCTTGTGGGCTTGCATCCCATTTGAACGCATCCAATAACATATCTTGGATGGTGTTGTACTTTTGTACCTTTTTGTCATCATCAACCAGTTTGATGAATTCCTCATACATTGGCAATGCCTTTGCCTTTGTTCTTAATTCGTTTGAATACCGATAATCTTTAATTTCCATTTGTCAAAATAATTTTGTTTGTATTGTTTGTGGTCCACTCCATTGTTCAGCCATTGCCCTTGCAATCCCTGGAAATGTTTGGCTTCTTATTTTCCATCTCAAATCCCCTTTCCCCCATGTTTCTGCATACCATGTGGCTTGCCGTTTCTTTTTTCCCGTCTTTTTATCAATCCATTCCTTAAACTCACCTTTATCAACAACATCAGTTGCAATCAATGGTTGCAGTCCTTTTAACCATAAACAAGTTGACTTTTGAAACGGATCACCAAAATAGTATGGCTGAATAATTTGGTCGTATTTGCGTATTTGTGTACTGATAATGCCAATTGGGTTTTCAATGGCAATCTTTTCAATGGGTGCGTTCATTAAATCCCGTACAAATTGCAACGCTTCTTGTTGTCTACCATCCGCAATCTTTTCTTTGAACCACTGTGAACCACTCAACGCCAAATGTGTGCATGGTGGAAATGCTATCATCATGTCCCAACCATCATTAATAATATCAAACACATCGCCTTCGTAATGTGGACCAGGTGAATCAGTTGGAAGCAAATCACAACTCATGGCATCATGTCCAAGTTTTATGAATTCATCACGAACCGCACCACTGTATTCACACGCTATTAATACTTTCATTTGTTATTTGTCTTTGCGAATATACGAAACCCACACAAAATAAACAATTTATTTGATTGAATACACTCCGTAGTTTGATTTGATACCCAACATCATCATTTCTGCATACCTAAAACTATCTAGCCCGTGACATACACCCGTTGGTGTGTTCATTGTACGCCCTTGGGCATCAGTATCCCAACAATAGTTTCGCAGTTCTTTAATTAGGTTTGTAGATGTTGATGTAACCAAATACGATTGTGATTGCATGATTTGAATCCCGTAGTTGATGGAATCCTTTCCCTTGGTCACCCCCTTGATTCTTATACCGTATCTTTTTATCTCGTCAATTGATTTTGGTTCTGCGCTATCTGCATACACTGGCACAAAGTTGGGCAATGCCTTTGCAATGTCCGAATTAAGCATTCCCGTGCGATATGCGACCTCGTCAACGATGCGTTGACCATTGTACTCATATACGGCCACAATTGCCGTAGGGTCGTTTGTATAACCGAAATCGACACCACAACCAAGCAACCTTGCATCCTCGGGAATCTTATCAATGGTTTGCCAATTTGAAAAGATAACCCCTTGTAGGTTTCCAATCTCACCAAGCCCATATACTTTCCACCAATTACGCCAATAATTGCTTGTTTCTGCCCTATCCCGTGCCTTTTCAATTTCCGCCACAATGGATTTATCCAACGCTTCGTTGTCTTTGTAGGTGAGTACAATCATTTCCGCATCAGGGTCGTTTACCAATTCGCTATCTACCCAAAACTCCGCAACGGGGTTGTAATCCAAATAAATGAATTTACGGGTACGGATTGCCATTTGATAGTATGATTCCCAATCTATGTTGTTGCACTCGTTTACAAATAACACATCACGCCTTGCACCCCTTAGTTTTTGGGGTTGGTCTGCACTAAAAAATTCAATGTAACTTTCGTTGCTGAACTTGTAGGTCCATGATGACTTGTTCCATTTTAATGGGTCAAACATCCCAACCATTTCCATGATTTTGAGGAAGTCACGGATAGCACCCCTTCGCAAATGCGGGATGGTTTCAGATACCACACTTATTTCACATTTGGGGTTTTTGACTGCGTAATCAATCAGCAACGGAATAATTGAAAAGGTTTTTGAACTGGATGTTCCGCCCCTAACAATTCTAACCCGTTTGCGTAATTGGCTAATCTTGACCTGGGCCGTCGTTTTCTGCAACATCTATATTGATACCATTGAAAATCGGTTTTTCTTTTTCCTCCAATACATTGTGGCTCATTGAAAGTTTGCGCAGTTCTTCTTCGCTACTTATCAATTTCATTAAGGCCAATTGCAAAGTTGGTTGTTCACTCATGTACCACTTGGAACGCATTGATACTTTGATGTTAGTTTTGACTTCTAACAACGCTTCTTTTATACTTTCCGATTTTTCCAATTGAAGGTGGTAAAAAGTACTGCTTGTGCATGGTAAGTATGCAATTACATCTTGGATAAAAAACAACTTGTTTTTCTTGATGGCTTCCAATGCGGTTTGTTCTAATTCGTTTCTATCGTATGCCATTATTCGCCAAATTGGTTTCCAATTAATTCGATTTCGTGTTTTACTTTTTGCCAAAAATAAATTTCCCCATTACTCAATAAAAATGTTGAGTTAGATAACAATTCATCGCACATGATTAACGCGCATTGAATCCCTTCATTTCTTTGTTGTAATCCAACCACGGTGAATTTGTCAACCAGTTCTTTCGCCTTGTCTTTGGGTGTCATAGTTATTCGTTAGGTGTTATTGGGATGGGCATCCAGTAAATTACTTCCAACCTTGCATCGGTATGGTAGCAATGCCATTGCTCATCAAAGTAAGTTGCCACAAAAGGAATGCCCCGTTCGGTGTGTACCAATACGGGGGTGTTTTCCTCGGGTAAAGTTCGTTCAATCTTCCTCCATGCTTTCATCGTAACATTAATGCTTCTTTATAACTATTATAAAATGTTTCTTCTCCGTTGTTAAAATCGGTCACCAAAAATTCAACATCGTTGCCTAGGTTTGAGCAAATGGAAATACCATCTTCAAGGGCTATGTAAACATAACCTGAATTTGGATTAAATCCAACCTCCATTATTTCCATCCTTGTACATTCGTTGGCGTAAGCCATGAAAACTTTTGATAATCCTTTTGCTTCGCAGTAGGCAATTGATTCGCTAATTCCGTTGATTGTGATGTTGTTTGTCATATTCATAATGCGAAGATGGTGTTTTATATTTGAAATACCAAATTATTTGTGAAATTTATTTTAATCCAACAAATGCTTTCAACGGATAAAATACCAAACTATTCCTATAACCTCCTTCATGTGTTGGGATGATTGGGGTAACTCCATGCACATTTTTCCATGCGGGGTAAACCAACATTGAATTGTCTGCGCTATCCATGGTTGCTCCGTAATCAGGTACATGAAGGTTTCCACCTTTGCTATTCAAACGCTTTGTAATAATCACATTCACCGCGCCAACTATGTTTCCAGCATCACGGTGAAACGCTGCGGGAATGTTGTAATTAGAAATTGAACTTGTGAAAAGGTTTGCAAACTTCCATTGCTCGGGAACTGCCTTGAATAACTCCATCTGCTTTTCGTATTGTTCTGGCATAATTTGTTTAATGAGTTGTTCACTTTCTTTTGCCAACATCAACATCGCCTTAATAAAGTTTTGCGCGGTCTTAACTTGGTGAACTGAACTTATACTTGCGTATGGTCTTTTCATGTGTGGCTTTGGCGGGATGCTTCCAATGATGGTTGAATACTGCAAAACCTCTTTCGATTTGTCTTGCGATGTCAAACCACTTGAACGCTTCATTTCGCTTTTGGGAACATTCTTTGTTCGCAATTCTGCATTTGCCAAATTGGCCAACTTGCACATCTTTTCGGGCATCTGTTTTATGTAGAAACCAACTGCGATTCCATCTTCATAAAAAATGCAATCTTCTGTGATGTTTGGTTCGATATACGGGCAGTCTTGACCTATTTGGATATCGTGTGGTTGTTTTATTAAATCAATTCTTTTCATAGCAAAATACATTTGTACACGCGGGAAACCAACTCTTTTTCCATAGCCCTTCTCTTTTGTCATCGTAGCAAGTTCTATGTTCTTCAAAATTGATTTTGTAATCTTTCTTTTGTTTGTCTATTATGCCCCAAAATCTTGATAATGATGGGTCTATATCAAAACTCCATTCATACACTAATTTCTTGAATTTGCGCTCGGTGTTCTCCAATATCGGCATCTCTGCACCTTCTATGTCCATTTTTACACACACCCCATCTTTAACCGCTTCGTCAAAATTAACGCAGTCAACCTTCAATCCTTTTCCGTTCCAGTTCTTGAACATAGAATTACGCCATACATTGCCGTTATTGCCCACATACAAATTTGCCTTCTTCACTTGGTTGTGAACTAACCCCGCACAAACTACATTGGCCGTGAATCCGTTCAACGCTAAATTCTTTTCAATCATCGCGCAGTTATTCGGATCGGGTTCGTACACCGTAACTTTTGCACCCAATGCACACGCTAACAAAGTGAATGCCCCAACATTGCCCCCACAATCAACCCATTCCTCACCTGGCAATATCTTCATCCCTTTCTTTTGATATACATCCTTCCCAATGACTTCTTCAAATGTTTTCAAATCACTGGTGTTTTCACGGTGGAAAAACTTGATTCCTTTAATGGAACTTTGCATCATAACTTGTCCTTTTCTTCTTTAAGATACAACATAATCATGTGGCCAACATACGCCCCGCGTTCACGCCAAAACTTCACCAACTCATACGCTTCATCATAATGGTCTGGCTCAAACTCGATTTGGATGGCTTTCTTTACGCCGTCGGCCATGTCTGAAAGTTCATCCGATAAATCTTCCTCATCCAAAAGTGAGTAATCCACCTCAACGGGTTGTTGCCAAACATCCAAGCCCCAGGCGGTCAACAATTCTGGTTCCCATTCGTTCGCCAAAACATCCCAATCCCATTCACCAAACCCAACATTGTCTTTGATGATAAACTCTTTTTGTTGTTCTTCGGTTAGGTCTGATGCTTTGATGATTGGAACTTCCTTCAACCCCACTTCCTGAACTGCCCTTAAACGCATATTACCACCCAACACAACCATTTCATCGTTCACAACAATAGGTCGGAGTTGTAGCATTTGTGGGAAGTCCTTAATGGATTGAACTAACTTCTTAAATTTATCGTCTTTGATTACCCGTGGGTTATTTTCGTTGGCGATAATGTCTTTGGTTTTTACTGTTTGTATCATTTGTTCATTTTTATTTGGTGTGTGATGATTAAAAAATCCATGTGTTGTTTCTTGTCGCCCAACTCCAAATGGTGCTTTCTGCAAAGTGCCATCAAGTTTTCTATGGTGTCTTTCGTTTTTGATCCTCCGATACCCCGTGGTTTTATGTGGTGGATATCAACCGCCTGGCTTCCACACACTTCGCATGGAATAAAATCGGATGTGTCGTACCCGAAATGGTTCATGTAAATTTTAGTATGGATTTTCATTCAGTTGCCTAATTTGTTTTAACCATTCCCCCCATCGTTCACGATCCGCAAACCTTACTTTGCACTTATCACAAATATAAATCAAATTGGAATCGATGTGGGGTCCAGTGGGGTTGATTTTTTCTTCTGTGCTTACTTTATAGTGGTCACAAACCTCACATTCATTCTTGCACTTGATAAGTTTCATAAACTTGTGTCAATTCATTTATCATATTTTGCCACTCCTTTGGATTGCAGGTACACGGCTTGTAAATTCTCTTGCTTTGGAATATCCTTGACCACATTTTGGATAGGTGGTCTGCTTCCATAGGTGATAAGGTGGTGGAATTTATGGTCTTGAAATGTGTAAACCAATCATATTCCCCTTCCGTCATGCACAATGGTTTGCGGTTTGGGAATATCTTGTTCAATTTGTGTTTACGGGCATCGCATCCGCAATCCTCCCCCGCCACAAACTTGGTTAAAAATTCAATCCCCGTGGCCTTCGTTACCTTCTGAATCATATCCCCCACCCCGATGGATGGTCGTGATTCGGTAAACTGTTTCCGTGTGTCTTTTTTCTTCTGCATATATCTTGTATTTGTTTTGTGTCCTTTGTTTGATAAATTGTTTGGCGTTCTTTATTGAGTTAAACACCGAATGTGTTGG